ACAGAAGTCTTCACAAGGAATTGAAAATGAAACCTTTGCAATCTGTAGTACGCAGCGTGATGCTGGCACCTGCTGCCGCCGCCACGACCGCGCGAACTGCGAATCTTGACTGCTCCGGTGCTGATTACGCGGTCATCGAGATCGTCTTGAGTGCCGAAGTGAACACCAACTCGACGAATGTTGCTCTGCGTCTCTTGGAATCGGACACGACTGTGGCGACCACCTTCGCTACGTTCAACTCCGCTTTCAACGTGACTCTGGACAACACCGCCGCTGGTGTTCATGTTGCCAACGTGGACCTGAAGGGCAACCGCAAACGCTACCTTCGGGTCGAACTCACTCCAGACACTACGACCAATGGTGCGGTGCTGAGTACGGTGGTTGGTGTCCTTGATCCTGAGATCAAGAACGCTGCGAACAGCAGCAATGCTACGACCGTTTTGGTAGGTTAATCGTTTCAATCTTAGGGGGGTTTTGGGATGAAAGTAAAAGTCAAAGCGATGATGACGGCAGGGCGTTATGAGAATACGTTCTGCCGGAACGTCATTGACCATTCGATGCGAGCGTTGGGCATTCCTCTCGAGGTGTCCATTGGTGTGTTCTATGGTCAATGCATGCAGATGATGTTCGAGCGGGCCTGCAAGGAGGACGCGGACTACATCATCACCGTCGACGGAGACAGTCTTTTCAAACCGAAACAGTTGCAACGATTGCTCAGCATCATCGCGCAAGAGGGCATGGAAGCTCTCTGCGCGATGCAGCTGCGGCGTGGGAAACCCCACGCGTTGGCTACGATCGAGGGGCAGAATTCAGCGGTGTGGAACGGGTATCCGATCCAGGTTACCACCGCACACTTTGGATTGACAGTCCTGAGTGTCAATGCACTCCGGGAAGTCGCGAAACCCTGGTTCTTCTGCCAAGCTGATGAAAACGGCGAGTGGGGGGACAACAAGATCGACTCCGACATTTGGTTCTGGAAGAACTGGAAGGAAGCCGGGCACCGAGTGTTCATCGATCCAGGGACTTGCATCGGCCACATGGAAGAGATGGTTTCCATCTACGATGCTGACTACAACCCAATTCACATGTACCCGAATGACTGGATAACCGGCGATGTTGGTGAAACTGATCCGATCGTGGAGATTAAAGCCCAAGGGGTCGCTGGTTGATCTGACCCCTGGGGTTTGTGACTACTTAATTCGTTCGGGTATTGCGGAGGTTTGCGATGTTGAGAGCAGAGCTAGTGACGGGACCGACAGCGGAACCCGTCAGTCTCGACGAAGCGAAAAAGCAACTCGAGATAAGTGTCAGCGACTCGACCCACAACGCGCAGCTTCGGTCAATGATCGAGGAAGCGCGTGAGCAGTGGGAGCACGACACCTACTCCTGCTGCTGCTACCAAACCTACAAGATCCGAACGGACGCGTTTCCTGACGGTCTGGAGTTGCCAAGGACCCCGATCAGCAGCATAACGTCGATCAAGTATTACGACGTTGACGGCGTGCAGCAGACTCTGTCTTCCACATGGTACTCCCTGCACATCAACCAGATTCGTCACACAAGCTTGTACTCCTTACCGCAGACGGAACTGCGGTGGGACTCATGGGAGATCACCTACGTCGCTGGGTACAGCGCGGACGGCTCGAACGTACCGAGCATCGCTAAACGCGCGATGCTCCTGCTGATCGGGCACTACTTCGAAAACCGGGAAATGATGGTCGCGGACACGGTCTACTTCATGGGCACTTACGAGAAACTCGTCAAGCGGTTCATGCGGAGGACCTACCCGTGACCGGACGCAGGCGTGGATTCAAATGCGGTTCCATGAGGCACCGATGCACGATCCAAAGGGCGACCTACACCCAAGATAGCTTCGGTCAACCGACGCAGACTTGGAGCGACTTCCTTGCGAACGAGCCATGCGATTACAGGCCCATGGGCGGGAACGAAACCGTCCGTGGGCGACAAGTAGAAGAGAAGGTGCGTGGGATTTTTACGGTACGCTACCGCACTGGGTACACCCAGGACATGCGTGTGGTGTACCAGGGCGAGACGTACGGCATTGTCCGCGTGGACGATGTCGAAGGGCTCAGGAAGTACATCGAACTGACCGCAGTCATATGATCACCACCGAAGTAAAAATCGATCCTCTGATCTTCAAGCAGTTGGAGCAGATCCCTGAACGGTTGACCAAGGAGTTCACCCGCCCAATCATGACCGCGCTGGCAAAACCCATCGTGGCGGCAGCTGGGCAGTTGGCTGAGTCTGGGAAGGACGAGGACTACTCACGGCAAGGCAAGAACAGGACCCGGCGGTTCGACCCAGCTGAAATGCGGGCGCACAAGTCCAAGGAGCACATGGGCTACAAGATCCTCTACCAAGGGAAGAGCGGCCCGTTTGTTTTGGTTGGACCAAAGTGGAGGGCGGGAATGAAACTGAACTTCAACAACTCACCCAAGGGCCGGAAGGTTTGGTACTGGGGGAAAGACATGGGTAAAGTTCGTCCAGGAAACTCTCCGACGTTTGTCGAGAAAGCCAAGGTGGCTGGGTTGAATCAAGGTGTTTCCGACTTCGTCGTGCAGGTCGACCGCGCGATGAAAAAACTTGCGGCAGTCATGGTAAAAGGGTTGAGCTAATGGCAAAGAACATAACGTCCCAAAACGTAACGATCGCCAGTTCTGGGACCGACTCCACGACGATCACTATGGAACGGAACCGAGTTCCGGTTGGGGTCATCATCCCCTCCGCGATCACCGGCACCTCGTTCAAATACAAGAACTCCCTGGATGATGGCACCACGTTGGTGACCGTCTATTCCGGCACGACCGACTACGAGACGAACGTTGCGGCTAGCAAGTATGTGGCGTTGAACGCTGATGTCATGCAAGGCATCAAGACGTTCCAGATTATCGCCACGACCACGCAGACCGCTGCCCGTACAATCTCTGTGGTGATGGGGGAACTGTGAGTTCATTCAGCGCGGCCCTGAGAACCAAACTGCTCTCGTATACAACCATCTCGAATATCATCGGGCAGCGGATGTATACGGACATCTTGGCTACGGAAGCGTTGATGCCAGCCGTTCTGTTTTACTGCGTCGACACCAATCGTGACCACTACCTTGGTGGCCTGTTGAAATCGGCGCATGCTCAATATTCGATCGATTGTTATTCCAACACAAGGAGCGGTGCCAGTGCGTTATCGAAAGTAATTAGAGAGTGCGGTATCGATTCGTTTAGGGGGACTGTGGACGGTTTCGAATTCTGTGGTGCAGAGTTCATTTCGTCTGACAATCATCAGTACGACCAACCAACGGACGGCAACCGTGTTGTCCGTTATTACACAAGTTTTGATGTTATCTTCCATTACAAGGAACCCTAAACATGGCAGCTTTGACGATTCCAGACACAGGCCTAGGCGGGACGATCTCGGGCACGGGATTGATCACGACTTTTATCAAGTCCATATCCGAAGTTGAGATCGGCGTGGATGAACTGGACGTAACCCATTTGGCGACGACTGGCTACAAAGCCCGTCGTCCTTCTGACTTGCGGAACCTGCCTGAGTTTCAGGTGGAGTTCTACTGGACCGGGGCTACCACCCCGATCGGAACGCATATGGTTCCAACTGCGGAGCCCTATGCGGGGACCCTCGTGACCCTGACCCTGCCAGGGGCGGGATCGCTTCAAGGAACCTGTTTTGTCAAGAATGTCAAGTTCCCCAAAGTGGCTCAAGGTGAGATCATGATGGGGAGCTATACCTTGGCGTTTGACGGTGCGCCAGGATCCACCACGGTGGCGACCAACCAACCGACCTTCACGGCGGCGTAATGAAAGTTGAACTAAAGCCACACATGGCTCAGACGTTTTCCGGCGAGATGGTGGAAATCGGGCAGTGGCAGTTGTACGTCGACGACGCGTTCGTCGGCTACCTGCCGCACGCAGATGGATCTCGCATCTTGCCGATTGCCGGATTCAATTTCGACAAGGCGGAAGAGATCGCTGCGGAGTGCTCGAGGATTCGTGAATCGATCACGGGCACTCCCTCCGAGACTCTCCCGCCGACGATGGAATTGAAAGAAGTGCTTGACGCGTTGCAAGCCAAGAACTTACTCGTTTTCGATGAGGGGGATGAAGAGGATGAAGAAGGTTGATCGCTCGGAATTTTTGGCTCTGAAGGAAATCCCGCTGCAAACCAAAGAAGTCGTAATTGACGGACGGGTTTGGCTTATCAAGGAGATGACCGAAGAGGAGGGGACGGATTACGAGTTGAGTCTGCAACGCAAGGATGGCAGCTTCGACATCAAGAAAGCGAGACGAGAACTTGTGTCTCGGATGCTGGTGGACGAGTCCGGTGTACGGATCGTCGAATCGGAATCCGAACTCAAGAGTTTGTCCCGTGGGCTCATTGGTGCTTTATTCGATGAGTGCTCGAAACTTACCCGGTACGAACATGGGGAGATCGAGACGATCGTAAAAAAATCCGAGGGAGCCCCCGAGTCCGAATAGCGTTTCGGCTCGCGCTCCAGTGGGGCATTCTGGATCCACTCGATTGGATGCGGAATCTCCCACGGGGCGCGCTGGACGCTTGGCTCGCGTTCGATCGAGTCGAGCCTATAGGGGAGGAGTGGCTCCGAACAGCGGTGATCGCGCAGCAAGCCAGTTTTGGTGCTTACTGCCATGCTGGTGTTAAGGGGCCGGAACTTGAGGACTTTATGCCACCGAGGTACGACCGGATCCTAACTCCCATCGTCCTGTCGAAGAAGGGCACCAAGGCAGCGAAGCAAACCTTCAAAGGCTTGGTCAATTCCATAGCAGGCAAGAAGAAAAAGTAGCATGGCAACAACGATCACCCCAATCAACCTGCGTCTTGGGTTCGATGTATCCGCGCTCAAGACGGGGACCAAGTGGGCCTCGACCGAGTTGAGGTATCTATCGGGGTTGGTCAATCGGACGGCGGATGGCAACACCAAGTTGGCGTTTGCGCAGGACCACCTGAACGCTGCGGTCAAGCAAGGTGCCATTACGCAAGCCGACGCGATTGGAGTGGCTGAGAGGTACGCTGCTTCCTTGGGCATCGAGACGCAGGCAGCGAGGACGCTGCGGGAGACACAGGAGAAGCTAGCCAAGACCACCAAGGACTTGCAGGTACTCACGGATACGTTGGCAGGGGCAAACACAAGGCACGCCTTAGCTTTGCGGACTCTGGCCGATGCGTATGCTTCTGGGATGATCACTCTCCAAGAGTACGCTGTCCTGATTGACAGGACCGCAAAGCACTTTGGAGTTCTGACGCAAGCGGAGCAAGCAGCAGCGGCAGCGGGCAAAGCAGCGGACGCACAGAGGCAGCAAGGGGCGAGCATCCTGCAATCGCTCTCGACCAGTACCGAGATCGCGAACAGGTCGGCACGCATTCTGCGCGCCGAGTACCGCGCTGGCAACATCA